TTAAAAGATTGCGCTGTAGGCGCACCTTCTGCGCCGGGTTTCCGCATGTGTTCATGCGATCCATTTGCAATACGCTGTTGTTTTGCATGGATATTGGCATAAAGGCCACCGCCATTGGCTTTAACTTGCCGCGACGTGTTCAGGGCGGCGGCAATGGCTTGTTTCTGCGGATGCCCAGCCGCGATCATTTCGCTGATGTTATGCGAGATCGTCTTTTGAGATTTTCCGTGTTTAAGAGGCATATTCTGCTCCGAGAATCCGCAAATTTATCACGGTATTAGACCAAATAATAGGTAACGGTTAGTGACTGTCCCGCACCCACCGTGATGACCAATCCGCTGGTGAAATTGACGCCCGCGACATGGTATCCAAGCGTTTGTGGAATGTTCACCAATTGAGTTGAGGCGACAGGCGCGGTCACGCTGATGGAGTTGTAGATAGCCCCATCAGCAGACCCGGCGACCGTAACCCAGAAACTGACCAATCGGCCTTTTCCGCTGACAAGCAATTTATCCGCAGAAATCAAAGAAGACGTTTGGTTGCCCAAAGATATTGCGAACGTCTGATTTAGCCCATTGATAGCCGTGACAATGTTTTTGGCCGTTGTCAGCATGTCATCTAATGATGCCATTAGAACTTCCCATCTGGCTGTAGGCGATACCGGATGTTCCCCAGCCGCCAGAATGAATCGATGTCGCTGCTTTCAATCCCAATCGCTAAGAGACGACTGCGAAAACGAGGAGTTACATATTCAGGGTTCATGTTTTGCGACAAGGCGAAAGGATAAGCGACCGGCGCAACACTGGGATAATCCGTAACGTAAAAAGTCAAAATTACGTCGGCACTTTGAGCGCCACCAAAGAACCCCCACTTCATATCGGGCCAGACTTGGTCGACGAACATTTTGTCTTCAGCTTCGTTCAACACAAAATATCCGGTCGTGAAGTTAGACACCATCGGATACACATCGTCGTTAAGGCACGGCGTTTGCGTAGTTTGACGGAACTCATGCTGATAAAGATATTGCGCCCCGGTAACCGTGTCGGCTCCCGCTCCGATTGGAGCGCCAAGCACAGACTGATTGATCCACGCGGTGCGTGACAGCGTTCCGTAATCCCACTGCCTCAAATTGACGTTGTACTTAACGTAAGCATTGATCTCTCCACCATTGCTGATGGTAGGATAAAACCAGGATATCTCTCCAAATCGGGAGTTCGGAGCAACTCGGATTTTTTCAAGATGGGTTGTATCCAAATCTTGAAAAATCACATCCCAGATGGGGCAATAGATCACTTCCACGCCGTTGCCGGTGAGGTGGTAAAACTGCGATTGGCTCATCCAATAAACGACGCCGTTCATTGAGCAAGCGCCCTTCCTGGCGATCAGGCCACAGCCCGTGCCGATTTCGTTGAAGCTGTAGATGTAAGGCTGGCCGATATACTGCATCGACCACACTCCGGTGTCGGTCCAGAGCAAGCCTTGCTGTGCCGCCTGTAGCCCTTGGATGATGCGCGATCCCTTGGGAATCCTGTACGAGCCAGCTTGATTTTGGGGTAGTCCAATCCATTGATTGTAGTTTTCTACATCGCACCAGCGGACCAACAAGTGATCCTGAATACCAGTGAACGTGCTGCCCCAAGCAATGATCTGCCTCTGCGGCATGGCTACGAAAATTCCGTCGTTCACAATAGGCGCTTCGGGAATGATCGTGGCGTTCTGCTGATTGGAAACCGGGTCCCAAGTGTAAATCGCCCCGCCTATGCCTTCCGCATCAATTGGGCAGGAAATCAAAATGCTGCCCCAGTTATCAAGTGTCCAATCCGAAGCGGTGATTGGCTCACCCGTGGGAATGGCTGGCGTCACGCCGTAGCCGAAGGGACCGCCGCCAAATGCACCAACCCCGAAGCCAGCGCCCAAGGGCGGCTGAGACAGGCCAATGTAATAGGTGTATCTGGCGTTGCCTTCGTTCAGGGGAACGGAGGTTGTGGTCGTGGCGTTGGCGCGGGTTGCGCCTTGAATAGTAAACTGAGCAGATGGCCCTCCAACGGGGACATCCAACACTTCAATTACGTTATAAATACCAAATAAAGTTATTTGGTTTAGTTCTAAAAGAACCAAAAGGGGAAACGCATCGCCTGGGGCCAACCCATGAAACGGAAGAGTTACGGTAACAATTGGCGAGTCTGCAACGGTGTCAAATAGAGGAACTGTGCCGTAATCTTCTATTGTCCCGCCGCTTACATACATTCCGTCTTCAGCAGAAAGATAAGAAACGGTTGTCGCGCTAGACGCAGTAACAATGTAAACGCCGTTGTATCCTGCCGGGTCCACTCCGGTGACGGTTATTAGCGAACCAACTGCTGGAATTTCATCCGACAGAGTTGAGTAAGTTAGAGTTGCTGTTGTGGTATCGCCAGACGCTCCGGTCACTGAAATAGTTGCAGTTGTGAAAAGAGCGTTGGTCGGCTCGCCAAGAACGTCTCTAGCAATAATTTGATATGTATAAGCCGTTTCCTGATAACACTGATAAGTGCCAAACAGCACCAATCCACCAGCAGAAATCTGAGTTTTTATATCAACAACATCGTAATTGGTTATGTTGCTTGTGTTGATGATTGTGCCGGGGGTGGTTTGCACTCCCGTGGCAAGGCAGGGATTGTTTGTGTTTCCATACGAAACGCTGGTGCTGCTCGATGTCTCTACTGTCCAGTTCCCGTTATATCCAGATGGAACCAATCCGCTGACGTTGATAGTTGATCCGACAGGGAATATCAGCGGACCAGCAAAAGTAAGAATCGCAGTGACTCCGTCGCCAGACGCAGTAATGGATGTCTCGGAAAAATTATTGCCATCTGTAATCGTGACTATGTATGACCCCTGTACGGTTTCAACGTGAACAGGGACATCAACCGTATAGGTTCGCGGGGTTATGAGAGCTATTGAGCTTCCGACAGAAGACGGGTCCGTAATAACTCCCAAAAAAGCTTCAGCCCCTATGGCAAGGTGCTTTTTGTCGTTGATGTCGGACCATGCCCAAAGATTGCGGACGATTGACCCGAGAGCCGCAACTAGAGAATTGGGATACTTCAACCACCCGCCAAGCTTTTGCGGAAGGCCAAGACCTTTTTCGTCAGGCACAAAGCGAATTAACTGCGATGTAGAAATCGCAGCTTCATTCAAAGCTGGCGTTCTGTTCTGGTTTACACCTGCGGTGAGTTTTAAAGATGCATGGGGCATCTATTAACCCCTTGTCGGAGACGAAACCACAGCGGGCGACATGGAGGCCCAGGCGCTGCTTTGGAACTTCTTGCGGGCTTCTTCAACCATCGCGGACTGGAGCAGCCCTTTGTATTGGCTCTCGTATGACACGGCCATCTGCGGCTCATCGTTTGCGCGACCAAAGTTGCGCTGATAACCGCTGACGTAAATCATACTCGCCATAATGAAGAGGTCTGGCAAATACAGGCTGATAAAGGTTGTGGGGTTGGTTACAGAAAGCGAGTCAGGACGGAAAGTGCCGACCAATTCCAAGGTGTAAGCGGCATCCGGCCAGGGGCCTAACGTGACCTTGCTTTGATCAATCATGCCAAAATATTCCGGCGTGGCGGCGCTGGTGCCGCTTGGATATACCGTATTAAGGAACTCTTTGGTCGCCGGGAGCAGCGGCACCCTGGTTCCATTGTTAGGCACCGCAGTACCAGAAGGCGTGATCACGTTGATCTGTTGCAATGTGACGAAGTCCGCAACCGAGATTGCTACAGTCGGAACGCCCGAAACAGTCGCATAGCTGGTGTTAGTCGTAACCGTACTCAGGAAATCCAAATCCCGACACATACGGTTTTCGGCATAAGTAATCATCTGGGGCAACACGGCTACAAAGGCAGTGTCGTTTTCCGGCACAACGGCAAGGGTGGCTATTTGAGTAACGTAGCTAGTCGTACCAGCTATAGTGCCAGCATATGATAGACCGGTGGTCATTGATGCCCCCAGAACGTCTTAAGAAAAGCGGTAACAATACCAATCGCAGCAACCGCTCCAGAACCTACATATACCACAAGTTTCCAGCCGCCTTGGGCTTGATTAAGAAGTCTTAAAATTTCAACTTGGCCCTTTTTTAACGCATCAAGCTCTTTTTCAACATTGTCCATGCGCGCCAAAAGACCTCCGATTGTCGCGCTGGTGTCGTCCATGATTTTCTCACTAATTGCTTAAAGAAGTGGTTTTACTTGCGTCTACAATACCAGAAACAAAGTTTAAGTTAGCTTGCAAACGCAGGTCATCCGGCGTTTTTTCCACAGCCAATTTGGCCTGTTCCAAAGAGATGTCTTTCATACCGAGGTGCCAAGCCGAGATGCTGGCAAGGTCATGCGGCCAATGACCCCAGACTGTAGGATCACAGGTATAGACCATTTCCCGGCTGGTAATCTGCAAAGCTCTCAGAGAGAAGGCAAAGCACTCTGACCAACGGTTTTGTCTATACATTATTAAGGCCAACTCGCACCACGGTTCGCGGGTGTTGGGGGCCTCTCCGCAAGCCGTGTGATACCACTTTTCGGCTTCGGCCCAGTTGCCAAGCTCGTTATAGGATTTTCCCAGAAGCCGCATGGCGTAACAGCGTTCGTTCATCCAGGTCGCTTCTGGCATGGCTAGGTAGTTTTTTAAGGCCGCAATCGCTTCGGTCCACCTGCCGTAGAACGTCAGTTCTCGGGAGTAATAGAACGCATTGCGCGGGCACCTGGGGTCCTCTTTGACCGACAACTCCAGCAGGTCCAGGTATTGCCCACGGCTCTTTGTGGGGTCCGGGTGATGGCTGACAAGCAGCATATTGGTGTAGGCCCAGACCTCCTCAATCCGGCCATCGGGGCGGGGATACTCATGGCACGGGTGATGCCAATGGTAGCCATGTC